TAGCGAACAGCAAACTTATGAAGTCCCAATGGCGCTGTATTCATTAATTAATTCAATGAAAGATGATTATCGCTACCAGATTGCTAAGAAAGACGGTTGGTTAGATGATTATACTTCTGGTATTGCAGACGCCGAGAGTAGTAATGAAACAGCGGCAGATTCCGACCGGGACAGCAATCTAACACAAGAGGATGATCACAATGGTTAAAAACGTAAATGTTGCCAGAATGCGTTACCGTTTGGAATTTGGTATTGACGAACCCACCGGAAAAAAGAATCCAAATACGGGGAAATCAATCAAAGGTTTCAACCCACACTTTAGTAGATATGCCGGGTTATGGACGTTAAGTGCCAACCAAGCAATAACACTAGCAGGGGCACATATCAAAGAGGCTGTTGTGTTCTTCGTTCGTCATGACTTAAAAATCACAAGTAATTATAAAATCCGTAAAGGGGACGAAATCTTTATTATTGATAACATTTCTTATGATGACGGTCTGAGCACTGACGGATTTGATTTAATTACTTGTCATCGGGAGGTTCTTGACCATGGCTAGTGGTTTAATTAACGATAATTTTGATAAATTTTTGGAAAGAGTAGATCAAGGTTTTACTCTTAGCGAACGAAAGAAAGTAAATAAGGTTGGAGATAAGGTTTACGAAGACGCTATGGATGCGTTTTTGAAACAACACAAACGAGACGTTGTGTATAAAGACGGCACACAACACTTAGCAGACACGTTGACACATGAAATTAAAGAAGACGGGCACTATGAGATTGGCTTCTCCAAGAAGGGGAAGAAAGCTTATATTGCTCGTTTTTTGAATGATGGTTGGAAACCACGAAACCAATATGGCGGACCTTATGGAATAGCTCCAAAGGCTAAGTATGGTGAGTGGCACGACTTCATTGCTCGTATTGGTAAAGAACGTGACCACGAAATGGGTAAGCGGATGGCTGAACGAGCAAAAGAAATCATGGATGAGAAGGTAGGTAAGTAAAATGACTCCTACCGCTCGAATAGTGGGCTTGTTAAGTGATAATGCTGACGGCTTGGAAGATATCCTTGTCGACAATATTTGTGCCTACATGATTGACGAAGAAAACGTTGATAATACACATCCAATTTTGGTTGTTTCAGAAGATAATGACGGTCAACGTGACGTGGGAAATGACACAATTCTTTCGACTATAAAGCGAATATCAATTATGTTTTACTACCCGCTTAACTATGACGGAGATATGGACTCAATTGAAAAATCAGTTGAGTCCTTTTTGTATGCTCACAAAATCCGTCGTTATCTCAACGCTGGTCACGTTTTGACTCCAGATACAAAAAACATAACGAATACGTTGAAATTCAACTACACACAAAACGAACTTACAGAGGAGGACAACTAATGGCTAATATCGGTCTTAAAATGCTCTACGTTGCATTGAAGAACGAAGATGGTACCACCATCATTGATGCAACAAAGGGGCTTTCAGAAACTGGTGTCTATGCTATCGACACCAACAAAAGTCACATGAACTTGGGTGCCCAAACAGCTAACATTTCTGCTTTATCTGGGACACCAACAAAAATCAACGGTAATAACGAAGTGGTAGATATTTCTAATCCACCTTCTTCACCAACCGTTGCCATCACTGCTAACTTGATTAACCCCGAAGTTAAGCAAAAACTGCTTGGTCGCCAACAACTTTCCAGTGGTATTTGGGTAGACTCTGATAAGCCTACCTATGCGGGATTGATGATTGTTTCTCAATCTCCAGCAACATTAGAAGATGTTTACTACAGTTTTGGGATGGGTGTCTTTACTGAAACTACTCAAAATGTTCAAACCAACACAGATACGGCCGAAACTCGTGAAAGCGATACTTTAACGTTCACCTCCATGGGCTTTTCTTACTTTAATGGTAAGAACTACGGCTTTGCACGTGCCGGGCAAACCAGTTTTGATAAGCAAAAGCTTTTCGATACTGTCTTCCCTGGACAAACTTTTGTTACTGCAAGTAAGGACGGTACTCTTGATCCTTCATTACATGGAGGTCAAGCAGTTGATGTACGAACTGATGGCGAGAAGGATGCTGGCGTGGGAAAATAGCAACCCCACAAACAAGTGGGGCTTCCACTGAAATAATCAATCCAGACGGTAGTTCGACTACCGTTTAATAAGAAAAGACAGAGACGAGTAAAAGTGAGACGTAAGTAATACATAAATTTATACGTATAAGGAGTTTTAATAATGGCAAAAACCGTAACCTTAAAGGCAACTACTGTACTTGGTAAAGACTTTACCATCATGGATTCAATGGGAAACATCAAGAAGATTAATGAAGGGATTAAGCAAATTTACAAGCGAATTGATGCTCTTGACCAAAAGAAAGAAACAGTCCTTTTTGCTGAATATAACGAAGTAATTACTGATGAAGTAGTTAAGCAAGTTGCTAAGTTATTAGACCTTAGCAAGGATGACGCAAAGAAGCTAGAAGATATGTCATACAACGACTTATTTACTTTCTATTCAACTGCTGTTAATGAATTTACTGGTATGACTACTCCAAGTGTCCGTGAAATGCAAAAGCGTCAAGAACAAGCAATGCAAGCTTTGAGTGCTGAAGACCCAAAACAAGATTCCGAAGATTAGTTCTTGATTTAGATAATCTCACCGAAGATATCGATTATATGGCCCAAGAAGCCATGAGTAACGGTATTCTTCCTAGTGATTTTTACAAATCGTCATTTAGCGATGTGATGGCAGCACAAAATGCTAAATCAAGAAAGGATCGCCCACAAGATCCATTAACTTTGGTTGGCTCAGATGCCTTTACATTCTAAAAATTTTGAGGAAAGGAGGAAAAATAGATGGCTGTAATTGAAGGGTATACGTTTGCCGTTGATATGCAAGATCGTGGTGTTGTAGCTAGCTTGCGCCAAATGCGAAGTGCTGCAAGTGCAATGAAAGCTGAAATGCGTGCTGGATTTGAAACAATTAGACAAGGTGAAGGTTCAATTTCTGCATATAATTTTAAGATTGAACAATCTGAACGACAGATTGAAAATTATAAAAATATACAGAAAGAACTTCGTGGAGAACTAGAAAAACTTTCTAAAGCACGTGAAAAGCAAATTGAAGAGACGAAAAAGTACGCTGATGCTAATTCGGAAGAAGCCCAAAAAGTTCAACGTGCTTTTGACGAAACTGAAAAGAAGTATGCTAGTACCGTTCGTCAGATTGAAAATGCTCAACATCAAATTAACAAATTAACTCAAGGAATTGAAGAGTCTCGAAAGTCCATTCTCCAATTTAATACTGGTCTAGCTCGTACACGTACAGAAGCGCAAAGTGTTAAATCAGTAATGGATGGATATGTTAGATCAGTTAATAGTCAAGGAAATGCTTTTCGTACAGCTAAAGCTCAAGTAGAATCCTACAAGTTACAGCATGGAGCATTAATTAACCAATTTCGAGCAGAAGTTAGTGAAACAAATCGCCTACAGTCTAAAGTAAATGGATTGCGTAATAGCTACTCTCAACAACAAGCAAAAGTTAATCAAGCTGTACGTGAACACGGGAAGGCATCTAGTGAATACCGACAAGAAGCAGCTGCTCTTGCTGGGTTGAGTGAGAAAATCACTAAAATAAATTCTGAGTACGCAAAGCAAATTGCTCAAGCTTTGAAGGTACGGACCTCAATCAATGAAATTTCACGAGCAGAACGTAGCGTAACTGATGGCGGAATTTCTCGGTTAAGTCGGGCAATGAATAACCTTGATGCTAACGCACGGCGAGCTACTTCGCATACACGAGAATGGGTGCAATCAATGCGGGGCGGTTTTGCAGTAGCTTCAATGGCAATGATACCTTTTGGAGCTGCGGTAGGTAAATCCGTTCAAATGTCATCAGAATTACAAGCACAATGGGTTACTACAAAGAACTTATTAGTAACTGGTGGCGAAAAGGTAGCAGATGTTACTAAGACAGTTGGTCAAATGCAACGTGATGCAAGTAAGTATTCAAAAGAGTATGGCTTCTCGCAAAAGGAAATTGCTGATCAATACACGGAACTGGTTAAGCGAGGATATACATCAGAAGCGGCTTTAGGATCAATGAAATCGATGTTAGAAGCTGCACGAGCTTCTGGGGATGATTTTAATGATGTTGTTCAAAGTTCCTCGCAAGTTTTAGATGCCTTTGGATTACAAGGTAAAACAGCAGCAGAACAAATGAGAAACACTGATAGGGTTGTTAACTCAATGGCATATTCTGCTGATATGACCGCTACTTCTTTCAAAGACCTTGGGGTAGCGATGAGTTATGTTTCTGCTAGTGCTAGTCAAGCTGGTTTTAGCGTAGAAGAAACTTCTGCTGCAATTGGTATCCTCTCTAATTCTGGTGTTGAAGCATCTAAAGCTGGTACTGGATTACGAAAAGTTATTAATAGTATTCTGGCACCTACTGATAATGCGCAAGCTGCTCTGCAAAAAGTTGGATTAAGTATCGATGACTTCAAGAAAAAAGATGGTTCTTTGAAGTCAATGGCTGATATCTTCAAGTTAATTAATGATCACACTAAAGACTTAGGGAAAGCAGACAAGGGTGCATTTTTCAAGGCCTTATTCGGTACAACTGGTCAGCAAGCTGGTACTATCCTTGCTCAATCAATGGATAGTATGGCAAAAGGAAACAAGAACCTAGAACAATTAACTGCTAATGTTGAAAAGGCCGAAAAAGGTAATGGTTATGTTCATAAATTAGCTACTAAGAACATGCAATCAACCCAGATGGAAATGAAGAAGTTAAAAATGAATATTCAAGATATTGCAATTAATCTTGGAAATAAACTTCTTCCAGCTGTTAATGATGTGGCAAAGGCTATGAGTGACTGGGTTGGATCAAAAGATGGACAAAAGGCTATTGGCGACTTTAGTAAGGGTGTATCTAATTTTGCGCGTGTTATTAGTCATAATTCTAAGTCAATCTTTTCATTTACCGGTGGCTTTGTTGAAGGTTTTACTGAAGTCTTCAAGATTAGTGGAATTGTTGTCCATGCAATTGGAGCGGTTGGAGAAGCAATTGGTCTGCTTACAAAAAATGTAGAAAAAGCACTTGGAATAAAGCAACGAAACATAAACTTTCCTAAATACTTAGGAGAAGTAACCGGTGGAGTAATTGGTCTAGTTACAGCCTTTAAGATTCTTAAAGGAACAGTTAATGGTTTAAGTGCTCTGAAACAAGACTTTTTAAGTTTGTTCCGGATTAATAAGGAAAACGATAAAATTAAGCTTGAAAATCATGAGCTTGAACGAAATGTTGCGCTTTGGAAAGAACATAACTTGGTTTCTGGTGGAGATTCAGCTATTGGCAACGCTATAGAAATACCTTCTAAAGAAAAAGGCGCTGCAAGTAAAATTGAAAAGGCTGAAAGAGATGTTCAGATCAGACCGTACCTTGACGAAACAAGATCATCGAGAATTTCTAGGTGGTTTTCTAATGTTCTTCCCGATTTTGGTAAAAAGGGTGGAGAAAAAGCTGGTGCTAAAGCTTCAACAGGATTTTTAAGTAAATTTAAATCGTTACCAAACTTAATAAAAAAAGCGGGTATTTTTGGGTCAATTATAGACTTTGGCATGGTAGCATTAACCGCCTTAGATTTATCCAAGAATATTTATTCTGGTTTAACAAATTCAAAAGCGAAAAGTCGTTATAAGGATGCTGGTAAGTCAATGGCAGAAGGGATCGGTTGGTATTTGGCGGGACCATTTGGTGGTCAGCTAGCATCATTAGGAACGGATTGGGCTTACAAAACTACTGATTCATTTAAGAAGGGGTGGAATGGTTATACCAAAAACTATAAGCCTCGTGGATTTGTGGCTACTGTTGGCTGGGATTTTAAGGATGCTACACGAAAATATAATAATTGGATTGCCACAATTGAAAAGAAACACCCAGTTATAGCAGGTTATTTCCGATGGGAACGTGGAACGTTTAATACAGCATTTGCTACATTAAAGTTCTTTGCTAGAAATGTTCATGCTGGCTTAAAAGAGATGTGGGATACCGTTGCTGATCTAAGTACAGGTCATATGAAACGCTGGAAATCTGATATGGGTAGAGATGCTCGTTCAATGATTAAAGGGGTTAAAGATGATTGGCGTGGATTCTTCGATTGGTTTGGAAAAAATCGTCAGAAAGAAATAATTCATAAGCCCACTCGCAAACAATCAGTTTCTTCTACCACTGACACTCATAAGTCGACGTCAGAAAATAAAGTTAAGTCTTTAGGAAACACTCGCTACTCTAAGTCTGACGTACAAAACTTAAAAGCTATAACGGCTCAAATAGGTTCATATGAAAAAGCGTTGAAAGGGTTAAAGGGTGTTATTAAAACTAATGATCCAACTTCTGAACTTCGTCATATGAACTCTGAATTAAAAGGTGCTTCAAGTAATTGGGGGAAGGTTGCTAAACCGATTAAGGAAATTGGGGATGCTTTTAAATACCTTAGTCGGTTTACTAACTCAATGGCTAAAAAGGATGCTTTTGC